GTACATCTATAACTATAACTATGCTGACAATAATTCTTCTACCATTGTTCAATCTGGAAGCGGAGCACATGATGCAGATATTTTTTGGTATTCCGATGCTGACAATGGGACAGCCTCTATAAATCAGTCAGGATCAGGCGATCACACGGCTAGACTTAATTTTTACACTGACGAGTATAACGTAGGTGTTACTCAAACAGGAGCTAACGATAAATCATTTACGGCTACCTATAACTGTGCGAGCAGTTGCACTAAAACAGTAACTATCACACAGTATGATTAAAGGTGTAACTTTAGTAGGTTTAATTTGTTTATTAGGGTTACCCCTAATACTGCAACTTGCTCCGTTAGAGATTTTAAAATTAAAGGTATTTGACCAACTCGTTACAGAACAGCAACCTTCAGGGTACTTTACAGTATTAAACATAACAGAAGAAGATATAATGAGAGAAGGCGGTTATCCGTTACCGAGACAAAGACTTGCCGAGGTTAACGCGCAGTTACTAAACAACGGGGCTCTTGGTGTTGGTTGGGTAATCGCTTTTCCCCAACCTGATCGATTTGGCGGAGATAAAGAATTTTCTGAAGCTCTTTCTTATGCACCTAGTGTTCTTGCTATGTTTGAAAGCGATAACGGAGTATACCCACCAACAACAGGAACTGTGATTTTAGGCGAAGATGTAGGCGGAATCACTGCAGAAGGTGTCATACAAAACATAGACATACTTAAACAAAGTGCTAACCAAGGAATAGCCGTGGCTAGACCTGAGATAGACTCTCTTATCAGAAGACTACCTTTGTTGCTAAGAACACCTGATGGTTGGGTGCCTGCATATGGAACAGAAGTTTTAAAAATATTAGCAGGAGCAGACACATATGTTATTAAAACAAATCAGAACGGATTGGAACAACTACGAGTTAAAGGACTAGCTCCTGTTTCAGTGGATTCGTTAGGTCGTAAATGGATAAGTTGGGTAGACACACCGCAAACGGATCTAAAAGAAATGGACGTAGAGGGTAAATTTGTATTCGTTGGTTTTACAGCTAAAGGGGTTATGCCTCAATTGGCTACTCCTGCGGGTTTGCTAGAGCCCCATAAAATACAAGCAGCACTAGCTGAATCCATTCTTATAGAGAACAGTCCTCAAGTACCCGATTGGTCATTATCAGCAGAATTGGCTATTTTTACAATTTCTGTAGTCCTCACGTGGTCAGTGTTAAGCGTTTTGGGGGTTACCCTTGGTATAAGTATAGCCACTTTGGCTATGTTTTGTACTGGTCTAAGTGGATACTATCTTGTACAAAATGGTGTTTTGATCGATGTCTCATGGTCTTTACTATCGCAGTTTATTACAGGAACGATAGCATTTTATTTACGTTTCAGAGAGCAATACAAACTACGACAGCAGATTAAAAAACAGTTTGAACATTACTTGGACCCAAGACAAGTCAAACAATTACAATCGAATCCTGAACTATTGGTGCTAGGTGGTGAAAAAAGATACGCTACATTTTTGTTCACAGATGTGCGAGGGTTCACCTCCATGTCTGAATCGTTACCGCCTGAAAAAGTAACGTACATAATGAACAAAGCATTGACCGCACAACAGACAGCAGTTCAAAAACACGAAGGAATGGTGGATAAATACATTGGCGATGCAATGATGGCAATATTTAACGCACCTTTGGATTTAGATAATCATGAGGATGCAGCAATACGCTGTGCCGAGGATATATGCAAAAATATGGTCAAGCTTAACACAGAGCTACAAGCAGAAGGTCTTCCGTCTATTGCCATAGGAATCGGAATCAACACAGGAGAAGCAGTGATTGGCAACATGGGTAGTGACTCGAGATTCGACTATACTGCAATAGGTGATGCTGTCAACACCGCAGCACGTTTTGAAAGTGCAACTAAACAAGTTGGTGTTGATTTAATTATTGGTGAAAGCACTAAACAAAATTCCAGAATTAAGTTAAACTTGTTAAAGCCTATAGAAGTAAAAGGCAAAAGTAAATTTTTGGAGATATACACATTATGAAATTTGGATTAATTAAAAATGTTATAGGAGCTGTTGCTCCTACACTAGGTACTGCATTGGCTGGTCCAATGGGTGGTATGGCAGCCAATATGATTGCAGATGTACTAGGTTGTGATCCTGAGCCTAAAAAAATGCAGAAAGCTATTGAACAAGCAACACCAGAACAGCTAGCTGAGCTTAAAAAAGTTGAGACAGAGTTTGAAATTAAAATGAAAGAGTTAGATGTAGATCTGTTTGCGTTAGAAACAGCAGATGTACAGGACGCAAGAAAACAATTTAGTGGAGACTGGACAGCTAGAGTATTTGGATTAGTGGCTTTGTTTGGTTTTGTAGGGTACATTTTCACAGTTACACTAATGCCACCCGACCAAAACTCAGACACGATAGTTAGCTTAGTACTGGGTTACTTAGGGGGACTAGTATCAGGTATCTCAAGCTTTTATTTCGGTGCTTCACAAAAACAGGACTAAACATGAAAATCTCGGACGAAGGTTTAGAGTTAATTAAAAAATTCGAAGGATGCGAAACCAAAGCATACCAGGATTCTGTAGGCGTCTGGACAATTGGCTATGGTCACACTAAAAATGTTAAAGAAAATGATGAGATTTCTGAGGATTATGCTATGTCTATGCTTAAAGAAGAGATAGTTGAGTACGAACAGTATATCGAAAATTTAATCGACATTTCTCTCAGTCAGTGTGAATTTGATGCTCTTTGTTCTTGGGTGTACAATTTAGGTCCAACTAATTTAAAAGAATCGACTCTGTTAAAAGAGTTAAACCATGCTAATTTTGAAAGAGTACCTGATGAGATTAAACGCTGGAACAAAGCAGGTGGTAAAGTTCTTGATGGGTTAAAACGTAGAAGAGAAGCAGAAGCACTGCTTTTTCAAGCAGAGGAATGGAGAGAGGTGTAGTATGCCATTAGCTAAGTTTGTATTAAAACCTGGAGTTGATCGTGAAGGAACTTCTTACGACAGCGAGGGTGGCTGGTTTGACAGTAATCTAATCCGTTTTAATCGAGGAAGACCACAGAAAATAGGTGGTTGGCGTAAGGATAACGAGAATACTTTTCTTGGAACCTGTCGTGCGTTACATGGCTGGGTTGACTTAGACGGCTCAAAATACTTAGGTTTAGGGACAACAAATAAATATTACCTAGAAGAAGGCGGAAGTACATTCACAGACATCACACCTATACGTGTAACAACAGGGAATAATGAAATATCATTTGCTGCAACAAATGGAAGTTCCACGTTAACTGTTACAGACACAGCTCATGGTGCGGTTACTGGTGATTTTGTTACATATAGTGGCTGTGCCTCACTAGGAGGTTTAGTAACTGCTGCTGTGTTAAACCAAGAGTACGAAATAATTGGGATAACCAGTGTTAATGTGTACACAATAACAGCCAAAGATACTTCTGGAGATACTGTTACAGCTAATGCTAGTGATAGTGGTGATGGTCAAGGCACTGTTGTTGGTGCATATCAAATTAATGTTGGTCTTGATGTGTACGTTTCTTCAACTGGTTTTGGAGCAGGAACTTGGGGTGCGTCTACTTGGGGGTCTACTTCTGCTTTGTCCTCAAACAACCAATTAAGGCTATGGAGCCATGATCATTTTGGCGAGGACTTAGTTATGAATGTCCGAGGTGGTGGTGTGTATTACTGGGATGAAAGTAGTGGAACGAGCAGCAGAGCAGTTGCTTTATCTGACATCTCAGGTGCTAACTTAGTTCCTACTGTTGGGTTACAAACACTTGTGTCTGAAAAAGATAGACACTTAATTGTCTTAGGAGCAGACCCTATCTCTGGTTCGACTAGATCAGGAGCAATCGATCCAATGCTAATTGCGTTTAGCGACCAAGAAAATGCATTAGATTTTGAAACAGTGACAACAAATACTGCAGGAAGTTTAAGACTTTCAGAAGGAAGTATTATTGTAGGTGGTCACAAAGCAAGACAAGAAATACTGATATGGACGGATACTGCTCTGTACAGTATGCAATTTATTGGACCACCATACACTTTTGGGGTCAATCTTTTAAACAAAGGCTCTGGGTTAGCAGCACCAAATGCTGCTATAAACGCAGCACCTGGAACTTTCTGGATGAGTTCTGATAATTTCTATGTGTATAATGGTAGCGTACAGACACTTCCTTGTACTGTACACAGTTATGTGTTTGATGACATAAATTTAGGGCAGATACATAAAATATTTGCTTTCAGCACAGCACAGTTTGATGAAGTTGGTTGGTTTTACTGCTCTTCGGACAGCACCGAGATAGACAGATACGTTTGTTATGATTATGCTGATAGTGTTTGGACGTATGGCTCGTTGAGTAGAACAGCATGGCTAGACCAAGGTATTGTAAATTATCCAAGAGGAACTGCTAGCAATTATCTGTATCAGCATGAATTTGGATACAATGATGATGGCAGCCCTATGACCAATGTTTACATCGAAAGCTCAGACTTAGATATAGGTGACGGAGAACAGTTTGCCTTTATTAGTAAAATAATTCCTGATGTACGTTTTTTAAGCAACAGTGAAAGTGGTCAAGTAAATTTTGTATTAAAAACAAAAGATTTTCCAGGAGACAGTTTAACTACTTCCAGCACTAACGCTTTAACCAGCACGACACAGAAAAAAGATATGCGGGCAAGAGCAAGGCAGGCTGTTATTCGTTTTGAATCGGATGATGACGATACATCTGCGAACGACGATGTAGGCTGGCGTTTAGGTGCTACTCGTCTAGAAATAAAAAGCGATGGAAGAAGGTGAGTAAACTTTTAGTGACACGTCTACCTATTGCTCAAGGAACAGAGTTATCTCCTGAAACCTACAACAGGCTAGTTCGTATTCTTGAGATTAATTTAGGAGAGTTCGACCCTGACAACACTCGACAAATCTCTGCTACAGATAGAGATATTTTGTTTTTTAATCCTGGAACGATTATTTGGGAAACTTCGGTTGGTGTGTTACAGGTGTACACAGGAGAATACTGGGTGGACATCTCCACACCAGCTAACCCACAAGGCTACCAAGCTAATGCTTCTGTCGGGGAAATTTCTGTAAAAACAAATGGTGATTTAACAATAAATCTTGGCTCTGCAGAAGCAGGCTGGGAAGTAGAACGATATTATTCATAAGGAGAAAAAAATGGCTGAACCTTTTTATTACAACTGTACTTTAGTTAGAGTTATTGATGGAGACACAATAGACGTAGATATTGATTTGGGATTTGCTGTAATACTTTCTAAACAACGTGTTCGTTTAGCTGGGATAGACACACCAGAGAGCAGAACAAGAAACTTAGCAGAAAAAGCATTAGGTCTTCAAGCAAAAGAAAGACTCATAGAGTTATGTGGGGAAAAACTACAGGTTCAATCTTTAGGCAAAGGTAAGTACGGCAGGATACTAGGTATCCCCCACACAATAGAAGGTAAGGATATATGTGCTATGCTAATAAAGGAAGGGCATGCCGTAGAGTACTGGGGTGGGACTAAAGTTAAGGTCTGGGCATAAAAATTAACTCTGTAGATCGGTTCTAAGGACTTTTTTTAGATTGACTAAGGGTTAACTACCCCTTTAAACAGGTCTTATTGCTCATGAGTCTACCTGTTTCTATAAAGTATTTTAAATCGCTAATCGTTAAACCTTCTACGTTATCATACAAGTCTTTAGCTTTTACTTTGCTATACACACCCAGTTCTGTGTAACGCTTTTCGTAATGAACGTACTCTAATATTTTGTCCACCATTACTGTGACTCGAGTTCGTTTATATTTTGTATGGCTTTTCATCAAAGACTTTGAGCTTAGCCACACTACAGTGTTCTCTAGAAAATCGTGGTGTCTAGGTTTTTTAGCACCTTTAGTCGTTATCGTTAGACGCTTACATTTTTTCTCGTACTTATTATCCTGTAGAGACTTAAAGTCTATGTTCCTCTCTCGTAAGTCTGCGCTCAATTCTTTAAACGTAGGTTTAGCTGGGTGAAAGTTTTTTAATAGTACACAGAACGCTGATACGAAAACTGGACCATGCTGTTCTGCAGGAGTCAGTAAATGTGCGTACTCATGAAGTACAACAGACCAGCATCTTGCCCAAGACCTAGGAATAGTGATAATGTTGCCATAAGTCTGAGCTGTCGCGTTAACATTTCTGTTTGTAAAAACTACAGTGGTTTTTTGTCTTCGTTTTAATTTTTTATCTAATTGATTAACTATATGTAGAACTTGGGTATCGTCTAGCTCGTTTGTGTTCTTACCACTCCAACTTGCTTGTCTTTCCCATTTGTATACTTTGGATCTTTGTGAATCTCTCTTCATAATACTCTCCTTTCTTGTTTCTTAGTACACTCATCATACTATATTGTGCAAGAAAGTAAAGGACTTTTTTTATTTGTTTCTTTTTTATTTATTATTCGAGAGTTTTTAAGTATGATAACAGTATCAGTTCACAACTGCAGCTTTTCAGGCACAGCAATAAGCCTGCGTAAATAAAAATAACATACAGTGGAGAACGATATGCCTGGAATGAGAAGTAGAAGAGAAACGATTAGAGCAGGAAAAGACTGGTCTAAAGGTCAATACGCAGAAGAGAAAAAGAACAAGAATTCTAAGAAAAAATAATGCAGAACACTGCCCCAAGACAAGGGATTGCAGGTGCTGCTGAATATCTCGCTGCTCAAGGTCGTAATGGCGACACGATGCTTTCGCACACTACAGCTGGGGAAACAATTATCCCTCAAGAGCTTTTAGACAAAAACCCTAATTTACGAAAAGATTTACAAAACGCTTTCGATTACGAAGACATACCTATGGACCAATACGTTGTTGGTTCTGGTGTTATGTCCATTAACCCAGAAACAGGATTGCCTGAGTTCGGTTGGCTAAGCAAAACATGGAAAAGCGTAAGAAAAACAGTTAAAAAAGCTGGTCCAGTTATAGGTGCTATAGTCGGTGGCATGATTGGTGGTCCAGTAGGTGCTTCTATTGGTGCAGGAATAGGAACACATACTTCTGCAATGCCAAAAGAAGACATATTAAGAAACATGGCAATCGCTTATGGTGGTGCTAACGTGCTACAAGGAGCAGGTGTTGGTGGAGCAACAGGCGCAGCAAAAACTGCTGCCAGTTCTGCTGGTGGCTGGAGTAATCCGTTTTCTGCAGCATGGGATGGTGTAGGTGCATTTTTTAAAGGTGCCAACTGGACACCTATGGGTGTTGGTGAAACATCTGGTATCGGTGGGTTTTTCCAAGACATCGGTAGTGGTGCAGCTAGAAGCATGGGAATAGGCGGGACACAAACATTAGTCGACGCAGGATTAACTGGAGCAGAAGCACAAAAAGTAGCAGCAGCAATGCAAACTGGTGTTGACGCAGTTACTGCTGCGCAATCTATAGGCATTACAGACACAACTATATTACGAAGTTTAGCTTCTTCTGCTGGACCAGGAATAATGAACGCTGGTGGAACCGCGTGGGCTGCGATGAATCCTTTAGAAAAATGGGCGGTACAAACTGGATTTGATGTAGCTACAGGCATAGCTCAAGAACAAGGAGAATCAGAAGGTATGCGTGGAGCTCAAGCGTACATGGGCAGAGGTTTAACTTCTGGTGGAGCAATACCACAACAAAATATTCAAGGAAGTGGTGTAGGAATGGCTGGTAGTCCACAAATTGGTGGTAATGTAAATGCTAGTTCTTTCCAACAAGGTGTAAACGCTCCTAGAACTACAACAATAACAGACACAAGAGGTGGAAACACAGCAATGCTACCGATGGCTTCTGGGCAAAATGCACCTATGCAACAGGCTCCTGCGTATGAGTCAGCAATTGCTAGAACATCTCAAGGCAACGAATTATTAGACCTATTAGCAGGAAATCTTTCTAAACGTCAAATTGAGGGTGCTCCTGGATTAGCCAGTTTAACGACGCCTTTCCCAGTTTTTGCTCCACCTACATTTCAGGCAGCAAATGGCGGTTTAGTAGGATATAGTGAAGGCGGTCTTAGAGCAGCAGATGGTACAACACCTAGTTATGCACAGTTGCAACTTCCAGAAAGTTTAGCAGATAGGACATATTATCAAAAATT